TACCAGCAAGCGGACTTCTTAGATCTTGCTTACTTTGCGTATAAGCGCGAAGCAGCAGGAAAGCCAGTTAAGTCTCAAGAGATTTGGGAGCTAACAGTCGAAGAGATGACGATTGGAGATGAAAGCCCAAAAGTTACGAGTCCGGAAGCATCAACCGACTAATAGTCGAGATTGCAATAGCAACTGGAATCCCGATGACTTACTGGACTGACATAGATCAAGTCTTAACGGCGATAGATATTTTAAAGGAGCGTAGCGGTGGCAGATGAGTTACCAATCAGCTATGACAAGCGCGAACTCCGCTCAATCATTACCGCTTTTAAAGCGATGGATGATGAAGCCGTTAGCCAAGCTAAACGAGAATCTAGCGCGCTGGCTACTTACGCAGCCAACGAAATTAAAGCCTATGGACTTACCAGAACCTTTGGCCAAGAAGCCGTCCGAAGAATTACCACAGGCGTCAAAGTATCGGCCAGCTCCAAAATTGGAGAATTCTCATACGGATTTGCTAGTCAGCGCTTTTCTGGTGGCGGTAGCACACAAAAACTCTGGGCAGGTTATGAATTTGGATCTAATCGCTTGCGTCAGTTCCCGAGAAGAACACCCAGCAAAGGTCGCGGCAATGCTGGCTACTTTATCTACCCAACCCTTCGTAAGATTCAGCCTGAATTAATTAAGAAATGGCAAGAAGCATTTTCCAAGATATTGAAAGAATGGGATAAGTAATGGCTGGCAGTAGAACACTTAAACTTTCGATTCTTGCTGATGTCGCTGACCTCAAGAAAAATCTTGATACTGGCTCTAAAGAAGTTGAAGGCTTTGGCGGTAAGTTAGAGAAGTTCGGCAAAGTCGCAGCAGCCGCCTTTGCAGCAGCAGCAGCAGCAGCAGCGGCTTATGCAGTTAAGCTGGCCGTTGATGGCGTTAAGGCAGCTATTGAAGATGAGGCTGCTCAGCTTCGTTTAGCCAATGCTCTTAAGAATGTTACTGCCGCTACTGATGCCCAGATTTCAGCAGTCGAGGAGCAGATACTTAAAACCTCTTTGGCTACTGGCGTTGCTGATGACCAATTGCGTCCAGCCCTTCAGCGCCTAGCAACTGCCACAGGATCAGTAACTAAGTCCCAAGATTTATTAAACCTAGCCTTAGATATTTCAGCTGCTACTGGCAAAAGTGTTGAAACAGTATCTAATGCTCTAGGTAAAGCTTACGAAGGCAATACAAGCTCCCTAACCCGTCTAGGTGTTGGCTTATCAACTGCCGAAATTAAGACCCTTGGATTAGAAGGCACAGTAAAGCAATTAGCTCAAACCTTTGGCGGTGCAGCAACAGTTCAAGCCAATACCTTTGAAGGTCAAATAGCAAGACTCAAAGTGGGCTTCGACGAAGCTAAAGAATCGGTAGGAGCTGCTTTATTGCCTACCCTACAAAGGTTATTAGATTATTTTATTAACACAGTTATCCCTAAGTTTATAGAATTCAAGGATGCAGCACTTAGGCCAGTTACGGATGCTATTGCTAGAAATAAAGAGTCATTAACTATTCTTTATAACTTTATTAAAGACTTCGTAGTTCCGGTATTGATTAATAACCTTGGCGGAGCACTTAGCTTTATCGGCAAAGTTGCTGGTGGTATTTTGGATGTTATTGGCGCGGTAGTTAATGGAATTAAGAGCGCAGTTAATTTTGCCATCGATGCAATAAATGTTCTTATCCGCGCTTATAATGCCGTCCCACTTTTGCCTAATGTATCTACTATTTCTAAGCCATCATTCTCAGCCCCCAGCACTCCAAGCAGCTCAACACTTCCAAAGATTCCTACTGCTCCAAGCCCAAGCATCCCAGCAGCTCCTAAGCCATCTACTACTCCAAGTGCTCCATCAGCCTCTACTCCTAGCGCCCCATCAACGCTAGTGCCAAGTGGTAATGCAATTCCATCTGGATTTAATGTTGCTGCCGTAAGAGCTGGCGAAGAACGCGGTAATGTTATAGTTAATGTAAATGCCCCATCCGCTATTGATGAAGAAGGATTTACTAGAGCAGTTATCTTGGCGCTGAATAATTCCACTAATCGCGGAACTACTGGCGCTGGCGATCTTAGGACTTCGGCTCAAATCTTATGACACTCTGGACTCCCGATTGGAAGATTTCAGTTAATGATTCTGAATTAACCTCGGTTACTTTAAGCAACCTAACTATTACCTCTGGCCGTCAGGATATTAACTCACCTACCCCAGCAGGTTACTGCTCGCTAGAAGTTATAAATACCGATGGCACTAATTATGATTTTAGTATTAACACCGCAGTAACTATTGAAGTCAAAGATACTACTGGCGCTTATGTCTCTATTTTTGGCGGTCGCATTTCAGACTTGAGGCAAATCGTTAGAAGCGCAGGATCTAGTGCAGTAATTACTAGCTTAAGAATTACGGCTATTGGAGCTTTGGCTAGAACGCAAAGAGCCATATTTAATGGCAACTTAGCCGAAGGTTTAGACGGCGCGCAGATTACCGACTTACTAGATGAGCTATTGCTATCGAGTTGGAATGAATTGCCACCAGCGGAAACTTGGGCAACTTACAATGCGACAGAGACTTGGGCTGAAGCTGGAAATATTGGCTTTGGGACAATTGACGCTGGCGAATATACAATGGTCAGCCGTCAAATTTCAGATAGCATCATCTACCCAATCATCAATCAAATTGCTAGCTCGGCCCTTGGTTATATGTATGAAGATGCCAACGGAAATATTAACTATGCGGATGCCAGCCATCGCCAAGATTATTTAATAGCCAATGGCTATATAGACTTAGACGCTTCTCACGCCATCGCTTCTGGTATTGGCGTAATCCAGCGCCAAGGCGATTTAAGCAATAAGATAATTATGGACTATGGCAACAATTTCAATAGCTCCTATACTGCTCAGGATTTGGATTCTCAAGCCGAATATGGCCTATTTGCCGAGCAATTCAATAGCTATCTAAAGAACGCGGCTGATGTTGAGGATGTAGCAGATCGCTTGATTGGTCTTAGGGCTTGGCCTAGAAATACCTTCCAATCGATTACCTTTGCTCTTCAATCGCCCGAGATTGATGACGCTGATAGAAATGCCTTGCTAAATATATTTATGGGTATGCCAGTCAGAATTACCAATCTGCCCCTCAATATCCTCGGTGGCGAATTTACTGGCTTTATCGAGGGCTGGACTTTCAACGCCTCAGTCTCGGGCCTATCAGTTACCTTCTTGGCTACCCCAACAGAGTTTTCGGCCTTTTCCCAACAATGGGCTCAGGTCAATGCAGCAGAAAGCTGGAATAGTGTGCTCAATACCTTAGAATGGCAAGATGCGATAGGAGTTATTAGCTAAATGGCCAATACAACGAATTACAACTGGGAAACCCCAGACGATACAGATTTAGTCAAGGATGGCGCAGCTGCCATAAGAACCCTTGGCAGCGCCGTAGATACAACGGTATTTAATAATGCAGCAGCTGCAATTGCAAAATCTATTGTCGATGCTAAAGGCGATATTATCGCTGCAACGGCAGCTGATACAGTTTCAAGATTGGCCGTTGGCGCAAATGATACAGTTCTTACGGCTGATTCATCAACGGCGACAGGCTTGAAATGGGCTGCGCCTGCTGGTGGTGGTGGCAAGGTGTTGCAGGTTGTCCAAGCAACTTACTCAACTGCTACCACTATTGCATCACAAACTTATACCGACACAGGTTTAAGCGTAAGCATTACACCATCATCAGCATCTAGCAAAGTTTTATTATTAGTAAGTCAAATGATTTATTGGTATCGGGAAGCAGATGAAGCAGGTTCTGCAATTCGCCTAATGCGCGATTCAACTGCAATTTTAGATAACTTTGGAGTTAGAGGTAATTTCTTTCATCGTTTTCTTACGAATGGAACAGAAGAATTAGTCGAACACGCCACTCAGGGAAGTCTTGTTTATCTTGATTCACCTGCTACAACTTCAGCAATTACATACAAAACGCAGGGTCGCGCAAAAAATACAGCAAATGTAGGCACATTGATTTGCCAAGAAAGTTCAACAACTAGCGTAATTATTGCGATGGAAATAGGTGCATAATGAATGAATTAGATATGAGCAAAGCAATTCAATACTTAAAGCCTACTGCCCAATTTTCTTTTGAGGGAACTGATTACTCAAGCATTAAATGGGATGTTCTTGATGGTGATGCACCAACTGAAAAAGAAATACAAGCAGCAATTAAAGAGGTTAAGGCAGCAGAACTAAAAAAAATTGCTGATGAACAAGCTAAAAAAGAATTAGCACAAAGCAAATTAGCAGCATTAGGACTTGATGCAGATGATTTGAAAGTGCTTGGCCTTGGCTAAATTATGCGCAGCAGGTATTCAACTTCGGGAACAAATCGATGATGATTATCCTGATCGCGATAGGAAGTCTGATGGCTGGATTGCTGACGCTCGCCACCTTGCTAAAGGCAGTTCTGACCATATACCAGACGCTAAGTCAGGAATCGTTAGAGCTTTAGATATTGATGCTGACTTATCAGCTCACAAAGAAGAGGCTTACGCGCTAGTTGAGAAGATTCGCAAATTAGCCAAGAAGGGCGATAAGCGAATTAAATACATAATCTACGATGGAAAGATTATGAGTCCGATACTGGGATGGAAGCGCAGAGCTTACAAAGGTGCTAACCCTCACCGGTCGCATTTCCACATTTCATTTACAACTTTGGGAGACAAAGATGGCAGTTATTTCAACCTCGAAGGAGAAGCTAATGAGCGACTTAAAGAAGATGGCAGAGAGCTGGGCAAAGACATTCCTAGCAACGGCACTAGCGACTTATCTAGCAGTCGGCCTAGATGTCGATGCAATTGCCAATGCAGCTCTCGTATCAGTCTTGCCTAGCATCATTAATTGGCTTAACCCTAACTACGAGCGTTACGGCAAAGTCCGTTAATGCCAGCGGCTGACTTGGCCACCTTAGTCGCCTCAGTATTGGGATCTATTGCTCTACTGATTGCTGGCCTTCGCTACATAATTAAATTGGAA